CTACGATGGAACGCCATGTTCCGTGACCAAACCGCATATCAACTAAACTAGCTACTTCTTGCATTTGTTCTTTAGCAAGACGAGCGTCAATTACCTCTCTTGCAACATTCGCAACACCAAATTGATCGCCTACACCCACGCCGGATTTCTTGTTGCGTTTTTTCTGTACTTGGCTTTCGCCCTCAAAAAGATTATCAATATATCCAGCAATATCCGATACATCGTTAGCAGTTCCAATAGCACTCTTAATGCCATCGACTGCACTTTTAAATAATGCAAATCCTGCTAAAGCAGTCGAAATCGGTTCCATTTTTTCCTACGAATATTTAGTTGCTTTTCTTTTGTTACTCATGACAATTCCACAACCCCTAGCAACATTTGGATTGCTAGAAGGCCGCTTTGCCCTTGTAACTGCCCCTCCATTATTCATTGTAACAGCACCACCAGTGGCCTTCTTCTTGGCTTTCTTCTTGCCGCCAGTGCCGTAATTAGCAGCACCAACTTTTCTGCATTTCGCAATAGCGCCTGAAGCATATGCGCTTGGGAAAACTCTGTAACGAGCTTTTACTTTACGATAACAAGCGTCTTTAGGCATTTTAGAACTCCGCTTTGATGGTGGGTTTGAAATTTGTTTTGGGATGGAACTGCGCGAGATTGTCATCATAAGTCCTTCCTGTAAATTCTTCCCACATAGGCTTTAGCATTTTATGATTTGCATCTACCTTAAAAGCGATAACGGCTGTATCGGTCTTTAAATCAACAATGGAAGTCCCTATCCAGCCAAGCAACCCAAGCAGAGCCGTAAGGAAGACAGAACTAGAAGCAATTGCAATACCCTTTAACATTTCCATCTCCGCCTTGCTTGACGTAACCGTGAATTAGGATTCTTTGCCGCTTTTGGAAACTTTTTCATCTGCCCAGCAGATCTAGCGCAAAATGACTTACGCCGTTTTGCAGCCGCACTACCTTTTTTAACTTTACCTGTAACAGCCGTTTTTAACTTACTGCCGGGGTTGTCTCTACGATACTTTGCAACTCCTTTTGCAGTCATTCCCGCTCCACTTTTGGTAGAGCGGAAATACTTTTTAGTCTTAGGGGGCTGTTTGTCCCTTTTACGAGCCATTTTAGTAGCTCTTTTTAACTTGCATAATGACGGTATATGTATCAGCCGAAGCATGACCCACGGTTGTAAACATAATGTCACCTGTAACCCCAGAACTAGCTGGATTTGTTAAACCGCCAAAGCTAGTGTAGTCATGATGACCACTTTGGTTTTCACCCAATTCAATACAAAAATCATCTGTTGACGCATCAAACAAGATTTTGACTTTCATACCATTACACTGCCACCACATTTTTTCTATAGTGGCTCTTGTGCAAGAATTGCCTGATGCGCTGTTAGACAAAGCAGAAACATCAACTTTTTTAACAGCACTTTCTCCTGATCCATCAGAAATATTAGTGAATTTAAGTACAGCAGTTTTTTCGCCATCAATCAAGGTTTGTGAAGTCACTGCATCTGCCATATCAATCTCCTGTAATAAAAGGAGGGGTTTCCCCCTCCTAGATCAATTACGCAATTTGAACGTACTCGATGATGAATGTGAAAGAACCTGCTGTTGTTGCATCGACTGTATTAGTGATGTTACAGAAAATATTTCGTGCAGTATCTGTGTACTGTACGGAAGCGGGGGCTGTTGTCCCACTCTGCGTTTGAGCAACCAAAGTAGTCGTGGTTACGTTATGCACTACGACTGTAGTTCCGCCATCAAGAATTTCATCAGTAACCGCCGCAACAATCTGTGCGCCAGAAGAGGAAGTACCAACTTCGTAACCAATATCACCTGATCCAATAACAGGAGAAACGTCACAGAATATTTTAATATCCGTGATAATGGTATCCGCTGGTTGTACAAATGTAGCAATAGTCGGACTGTCACCTGCTGTTGAATTTACAGTAACGCCAGTAGCGTAACCAACATGCTTGATGTATTTATTGGTAAAAATACCAGTAGAAGCAACAGATGAGGTTTCCGTTATCGCACCCGTGGTTGAGTCTTTATTGATAACTTTAAAACCGTTTTCAGAGCGTACCGCTCCATTAAAAGTAGTAGTAGCCATTTAAGTCTCCTGTCGTGGCTAGTGTCAGTCACCCAATGCGACTGTCAGGAATAATTAATCATACATGAAAAAAGAAAGGGCGGCAACAGCCGCCCATCCTCATAGGTATAATTGTTCGCTTATGCGCCCGGTGAACCGAACACTGCGCGAGGGTCACTAAAGCCGAAGCTGTAACGCTCACGAGCTTTAAACCGCATGTTACCAGTATCGAAGTCAGCTTCCATACCAGTTGACATTGGTGTGCGCTCAAAGTGCTTAAAGCCGTTAGGTGTATCCGTCTTGATAAAGAAAGCATCTGTATCAGTCAGGAAGTGATTAACGACATAGCCCTCTGGGAGCATGCCCATGTTTCTATGAGCGTTCACATCGTTGTCGGCTGTGCCTGGACGAAGTGTTGACTCAAGAAGCCGATCAGCAATGAACTGAAGCTGTGGTGGAACAATCAATTTCATACCGCGAAGTGCGATAATCATGTTCCGCTCATCAACGAATGTTGAGATGTCAATTAAGGCATTCTCAAGTGAAGTTTCGTTGAGGTCAGCAGCAGTTGATGGCTCATTGCGGAAAGTTCCGCCACCAGCTAGTGGGTGGTCAGTAGCACAAAGCTCCTTACCGTCACCACCTGTAAAGCCGCTATCGAACGCATTGTTCAATGTTGCAGCAGCTTTGACTTGCTTTGTGTGAGCCATTGAACGAGCAAGAGCCTTTGTATAACGAGCGCCAAGGCGGTCATACAAATTGTCTTCCATCGCTTCTTCCGTTAACGCGAATGCGAGAGCAATTGTCTCATGCGTATAACGTGCTGTGTATGCTTCAGAGGCAGAATCAAACACGACTCCAGATCCCTCTGATTTGGTGTTAGCATTACCAAAACCTGTGATCATCACCTCTTCTTCAAATGCACGATCTGAAGATTCAGTGTCATAGATTTCAGCATGCTCGGCATCGTAACGATCATATTCCATTCCGAATAGAGCGTTGAGGCCGGGTTCTAGCTCTTTCGCTAGTTGTGCGCGAGAAATAGCCATTATACAGCCTCCTTATGCTAATCCAGCGCCTTTAACGCCGAATACATGGTTTCCAATTACACACAAAACATTTGTATGCGCTGATCCTACATCATTGTTTTCAGGATCTTCTGAAATATCAATGACTTTCAAAGGCAGTGTCGTAGCTGTACCACCATCTGTGACTTGCAACTCAGCCCCTGAAATACCAGTAACGGTGCTTCCAGCAGTTGTGTAAACAACGTCAAAGTTGCCCAGAAGATCTGCTACTGGGAAAGCAATTGCAGCTTGAATTTCAAAAATAACCATAGGGTCATCAATGATAAAAGCAATAATATCAGCAGCATTAGTGCTTGCAGGATAAAAGTTTGAAAAAACTTGCTTTTTTGTTGTTGGGTCAGTGTACTGACAGCCATTAAACACACCAACGATAGGCACTGTGCCACCGTCAGCATGAACTTCTACTCCACCGCCAGTAACTTGAGCAACCATATCTCCTTGGAAAATAGCTGTCCCGTAGTTAGCGGCGATACGATAACGGCTTTGCCCACCAGTATAGGGTGTTCCACCTATTCTTTTGACGGGGCGCATGCCGAATGCGGCATCTTGGTTCGCCATAATCTAGTCTCCTTGACTAATTGTCCCCTCCCTTTGGTCCACCAAAGGATACGGAAGAGGAGCGTTGAGGTTTTTGCTTTGGCATGTTTGGATTATTTTCACGCATCCAATCACGATCCACAGCTTCCATTTGGTTCTGCGTCACTTGATTGTAGTGAGCAGTTCTTTGTTCCACGATCTCTTCAGGGATTCTGGCTAAAACCAAACCTCCTACGCCAATCACGCCAGCGTTTTTTCCTTCGTCAACAACAGGTGCATCAAAATCAGGATAGTCTTCCGCTCTTACAAGCTCCCATCCTTCTCTACGCCTCTTATGTACGTTATTTTTGTCATCGTAGCCCATTACGGACTCACGGATCCAACGGTGCTTAAAACCAATTGGGGCTTCTGGGGCTTCCAAAGTTGAAGGCGGTTTCCAATCTGCAACTCTCGCTGTTTTTTCACGGGTTTGCGAATCCCTACTTGCACGATCAGTCATTTGACCTTCCTCTCTAGTTTTGCGACCTCTTTGGCGTATCGCTCAAGAGGTATTTTCATTTTAGTAGCAAAAGCCACTTGACCCGGCGTTAGTTCCACCGTCTTTTTCCGCCCAGTTTTACTTGATGACCGTCCATTAGACGCAGGAGAAACCGCTTGGGCGTTCTGCCGTTTTTCCTGAAACTTGTGCGGCATCTCGTGGCGCATGCGCCTGTCAATTTCCGCATAATACTCGTCAGAAGAAGGGTCAAACCCTTCTTGAGCAACTAACTGTTCGTGTAACGCCGTAGCTCCACGAGTCATAAACATATCGGTGCCAAACC